CTTCTTTTCTGCCATATATCATTAAATATTAAGTATTATAAAATCTTGAGATTCAAAAGCTGAGTCTGTAATTCTGTAGTCAATTTTTATTTTGGCGGTATGTTCTAATGTTGCAATATTAGTAACTGTGAATTCTCTTTCTCCATTCTTGTTAATTGTATAACCTTTGTCTTCTAATCCCATAGAGGCATCTTCGACTGTTATATTAGTGACTTGTAAATTTGGCATATAGTTTCTTACAGTATCTCTGATTTCATTTTCTATGTCAGAAAATGTTGGTCCATCTAATGGTTCAAATATATATTCATATAGTCTTGTACCAAAATCAGGTAAAAAATATCTACTACCTTTTCTTGTTAATAATAAGTGCACAAGATTTGCCCTAATCTCCCCTTCGGTACTATTAGTAACATCGAGATATCTTCCTGTGAAAGAATCTACAAAAGGAAAAGCAATTCCATAAGTTATACCATTAGCCATATCACATATAAATATAACTTACAGTTTTTTTAAGTAAAAAAAAATCACTGATTTCTCAGTGATTTAAATTTTAGGAAGAACACCCAAAACATTCAAAATCAGAATCTTCTGGTCTTGGTGGTAAATTCAAGTGAGAATAATCAACTTTTGGAGGTTCGGGTGTTGTTTTAGGTTTTTCTCTTTTTGACATGTCGAGTGCCAAATGTTTAGCTCCTGTTGAAATTGCCTTTGTTCTAACATAATAACAAAGAGTTTTTAATCCTTTTTCCCAAGAATAAAAATGTGATGAAGTAATCTTTGATAATGTTGGATTACCCATATAAATGTTCATTGATTGAGATTGATCAACAAATGGTGCTCTGTCCGCGGCCATGTCGATTAGCTCTCTTTGAGATATTTCCCAAATAGTTTTGTACTTAGGAAGTAAGTGTTCAATTCTTTTAACTTTTTTATTATAGTTTTTATCTTCAGGGTCTAAATAATTATTGAAGTTAATATTTTGAATTGATCCTTCATTTAAAATGATTTCATTTTTTAAATCCTCACACCAAATTCCAATTTTTTCAAAGTCATAAATTAAGTACTTATTTACAATCATAATTTCACCACCAACAACTCTCCTATTAAAAATTGCGGAGTGAGCTGGTTCCGTCATTTCGTATGAACCTGTGATTTTAGCAGAAGACGCAACAGGCATTTGTGCTGTGAACAATGAGTTACAAACACCATACTCAATAACGCTTTTCTTTAGTTTTGCCCAATCCCACATTCCTGAAAGTTGTGATTCATCTAATCCCCACATATCAAATTGGAATGCTCCTTCTGACATAGGTGACCCTTTAAAATAGGTATAAGGTACTCGACCACCTTTAATACAAAGTTGATTACTTTCATATATTGCGGCGTAGTAAATAGTTTCAAAAATATCTTTGTTTAATTTACGAGCTTCGTCTGATGTAAAAATATAGTCCATTAAATAGAATACATCTGCCAAACCTTGAGTACCGATCGCAATTGCTCTTTGTTCAAAACCACCTTTTTTTCCTTTACTAGTTGAGTAGTTGTTAATATCGATAACTTTATTTAGCGAACGAACAACTTTTCTAACTTCACTAAATAAAAGTTCAAAATCAAACTTACCTGATTTAATAAAGTTTTTCAAAACCATCGAAGATAAGGTACAAATTGCGGTTGTGGATTCATCTGTATATTGATATATTTCGTTACACAAATTAGATTGTTTTATCACCCCAATATTTTGATGATTTGATTTTTTGTTTGCGTTATCTTTAGAACATAAATAAGGAACTCCAGTTTCAACTTGAGACTCTACTATTTTAGTCCAAATATCTTGTGCTTTGACTTTTTTACCTAAACCGATTGATACCGCTTGGTTATATACCATCTCGTACTCATCACCATAACATTCTTGTAGTGGTTTCAATCCGGCTTTTACAATATCATTAGGACAAAATAAATACCAATCTGCATTATTTTTAACTGCCCGCATAAAGTTATCGGGTATCCAAAGAGCGGTAAACAAATCACGAGCTCTAAGTTCTTCTGCACCTGTATTCTTTTTTATGTCTAACAAATCAAAAATGTCTTTATGCCAAGGCTCAAGATAAATCGCAGCACTACCAGGTCTTCTACCTTGTTGGTTAAAAAATCTTAAAGACTCATTTACAATTTTTAAATATTTTAACAATCCGCCAGCATATCCACCTGAAGTTGTAATTCTACTTTCTTTACTACGAATATTAGACAATGATAATCCAATACCTGCAGCATCAGATGAAAATGTTGAGATATCATTTAAAGTATCCAATAGTCCTTTTCTTGAATCTGAGTTGTTATAATGAAGTACACAAGAAGCCAACTGTGGAACTTTTGTACCAGCGTTGATCATGATTGGTGTTGCCTTAGAAATCAATTGATTTGAAAGGGATTGGTAATATTCAAGTGCGTCTGTAATATTTGTTGTAACCCACAAAGCAACTCTCATATACATATGTTGTGGTCTTTCAATTACTTTGCCGTTTGGTTTTTTTAACAGGTACATTTCTTGTAATGATCTCCAAGCAAAATAATCAAAGTTGTAATCATTATCATGATTGATTGCAACATCAATTGTATCTTCACCATACTCTTTTATCACTTCTATTAATTTTTCATTAATGATACCATCTTTATAAAGTTCCATCATAGTCTCTGAAAAACTATCTTTGGTTTCTTTATGATATGATGATATAGCAACTGAAGATGCTAATCTTGAATAGTCGTGATGACTACCCGTATAAGAAGCCGCTATTTCATAAACTAATTTATCTAGTTCTTTTGTGGTTACTTCACCTTCTGTTGGTACTGAAGTAATAACTTTAATAAAAATCTCATCCGAGTTTACATTTAAACCTTTTGCCGATCTTTTAACTCGGTTGTATATTTTTTGTGGGTTGAAGGGTGCAGTCTCACCACCTCTTTTAATAATTTTTAGTGACATAATATATAATTTAAAAATCTTCTGTAAATGTTATGGTTTCGTTTAATTTTGCTTTTTGATATTCCATGGTTCTTGATTCAAAGAAATTCCCTTTCGTTTCAACTGCAATTTGTTCCATAAACTTAAATGGTTGGTCTACATTGAATTCTTTACTACATCCCATTTTTACCAACAATCCATCGACAACAAACTCCAAATATTGTTTCATTAAATTAGAGTTCATTCCAATAAGTGAAACCGGTAGAGATTCGGTGATAAATTCTTTTTCGATTTCTAAAGCCGATAATAGAATTTGTTTAATTCTTTTTTCAGATGGTTTGTTTTCTAAGTGATTATTTAGTAAGTGAATTGCAAAATCACAATGTAAGTTTTCATCTTTAAAAATTAGTGAATTTGCGTTACATAAACCTTGCATAATTCCTCGTGACTTTAACCAAAAAATTGAACAAAAGGATCCTGAAAAGAAAATACCTTCTACAGCCGCAAAAGCCACTAATCTTTCAGCAAAAGACGCTTTCTCAATCCAATCCAAAGCCCACTTAGCTTTCTTCTGTACTGCAGGTAATCTGTCAATTGCATTAAAACATTCGTCTTTCTCCTTAGGGTTACTGATGTAAGTATCTATAAGAAGAGAATACATTAAGGAGTGAATATTCTCCATTGCTAACTGAAATCCATAGAAGAACTTTGCTTCAGGATATTGAACTTCTCGGTAAAAATTTTCCGCCAAGTTTTCATTAACAATTCCATCAGAAGCCGCAAAGAACGACAATACATTCTTAACAAAGTATTGTTCATTTTCTGTAAGTTTTTCCCAATCCCTGATGTCGTTAGTTAAATCCACCTCTTCTGCAGTCCAAAACGCCGCTTGGTGTTGTTTGTAAAATTCCCATATATCATTGTGCTCAATAGGGAAGATGACGAACCGACCAGGATTTTCAACTAGTATTTTTTCCATTTTCTTTAAAATTTAATTATTATTAATTTGTTTGAGTTTCCTTTTGTTTTCTCTTCTCGAGAAGTTCACGAACTCTTTGTCTTTGTCTTTCTTCTTTTTGTTCCTCAAGACCTAAGAAAGTCATTGAGCTTTCAGTATCTATTTCAATCATTGCATTGTCAAACTTACAGTTTTCGAACACAACACCATCATCTCCAATACGAGACTTTGTAATTGCAATTGTGGCTAATTTTAACTCTTTTTGTTGTAATGTTTTTGCTACCGATATAATAACATGTCCCACCTGAGCCTTTTTAATTGATCCACCCATTTGATCTGTTGTCACTACCTCTGAAGATATAGATGATCTGTTACCTTGTGTTGCGGTCCAACCTACAATATTCATCTCATGACACATAGCCTCAAAAGCCCTCATCACAGATCCTTCACTTTTCCATTCATCCCCCAAATTTTTATCAGGAACAATACAATCAATGTAATCTAAAACGATCATATCAACTTTAATCCCATCTGAAACCATTTTTCTAATTTGGTTCTTAATTTGTAACATAGTCATTGTATCTGAAGGTAGTTTTTTCAAAATCAACTTGTTAGGCATCGACTCCTCAATTTCAATAACTCTCTTCATAACTTCTTCTTTTTTCTCTGACAAATCGTCAGGATGAATCTTAGTCCATAATGTGAAGTGTTTTCTTTGTATAACCTTTGGGTTATCTTCAAAAAATATCTGAAGTACATTAAACCCTAAATTGAATGCGTGGTTTGAAATCTTTGTCAAAACTGTTGATTTTCCAACACCTGTAGGTGCTAAGATAACTCCAATTTCTCCTTTTGCCAAACCTCCTTTCAATAATCTATCGATACCAGGTATTCCCATAGGAATCGGATGTCGGTAATCATCCTCGAGAACTTGATCAAGGTTTGAAAATACATCCAACAT